GGATTGACTAAACGGTGGGCTTTCTTTGATAAATCATATAAAATACCAACTATAAAAAAAGATATTACAGACGAAAAGTTTTTAGAGTGGGTATTGAAGTTTGATAAACAGGAACACGCTACACAGGTGAAAACAAATATGAGACCATTTGAAGTGTTATTTTTTGAAGTGGGTGCAGAGATAATGAAAAATGTAAGTGGGTTCATAGCAGCAAATCCAGACAATGCAGTGCAAGGAATTAAAAAGAGAATTGATAAAGCAATTTCAGATGTAAAGTCTGGTGGTGACTTAAAGAAATTAAATAGGCTGAAGGTTCAGTTAGATAGATTGAATGCTATAGGGGGGTTGGATTCAATAGTTCCTTCAGAGGGAATTGTGTTCAAGTACAAAGGGAACACTTATAAGTTTACTGGCGCATTTGCGAGCGTCAACCAGATAGTTGGTTTGATGAATTTTTAGTTGAAAAATAACTTTTCTATATATTTATATAAAAGTATAGGAGAGTTAAAATGATTATATACAAAACTGTAAATTTAGTAAATGGTAAGATTTATATTGGACAGCAATCTACTAATAGAAAAGATTATTTGGGTAGTGGTAAGATACTACAAAGAGCTATCAAAAAATATGGCAAAGAAAATTTTAAGAAAGAAATAATTGAAAAGTGTTCAACCAAAAAAGAATTGAATGAACGAGAGATTTATTGGATAAAAGAATTAAATCCGGAATATAATTTACATGAAGGTGGAATTGGCGGATATAATAAATTTGCAGTTGAAGCTAATAAAAAGGAAAAAAATAAAACTTGGGAAAAAATATATTCACCAGAAGGATTGAAAAAAATGGAAAAAGTTAAAAAGAATTTAATAGAAATGGGTAAAAAATATCAGTTTCAGGAGTTATCAAAAAATAGACGGAAAGAAATTGCAACTATGGGTGGAAAAGCGACACTTGGGACTAAAAGAAGTGCTGAAAGTAGAAAGAGAATTAGTATAGCATTAAAAAATTCAGAAAAACATAAAAAAGCTATGCAAAGTGAAGAAGTGAGAAATAAAATAGCAAAATCTGTAAGTAAAGTTAGTAAAGAACTTTGGAAAAGTGATGACTATAGGGAAAAACAAAGATTAGCTCACAAAAGATATTATGAGGAAACCCCGAAAGTGAAAAAAGAAGATTTAATAAGATTATTAGAAAGTAATAAGTCAGTAACAGAAATCATCTATGAATTGGGTGTAAGTATCCCTACTTATTACAAATATAAAAAACGATATGGAGTATAAGTTAAACCAAATTACAGGTTTAATGAATTTTTAGACTATTTATTATAAATAGATAGAGGTTAATATGAGTAAAAATAAAAAGAAAATTCAAGATATGATTGTTGGAGATTATGGTAAAAAAATTCAAGTTGGATATACACCAGAAAACATTGAACGGCAGGTCGGGGATATTTGGACAGATGTAGATGACATAAAATGGGAACAGAGAAAAGGATATAAAATAAAAATATCGGGATTACCTGGTGTCGGAATTTTGGGTGACCAATGTAAAGATTGTAAAAAAGGGATATTGAAAAAAGGTGTTCACCGAGATACATATAATAGAATGGGTAGGTGTTATCATTGTCAAATAAATTTTGAAGTAGATTTAAAATCAAAAAGAATTGGTAAAACTAATAATAAATGGTTTTTCTGGGTGAAATTGCAACAATTGAAGCGATGGACTGATATGGATAAGGAAGCGGAAGATATATTAACTGAAATGGCTGCATTAAAAAGTCCATTTGATAAGAGTGTAGCAAATGCATTAGCTAATGAGAATAGAAAACAATTTAAAAAGGATGCAGGAGGATAAATTATGAATTTAGCAAGTAAAAAATTAATATGTGCGGGTGTTTGTTTTATAGCGGCATCTGTATTTGTAGTATTAGGTAAAGCCGAATTTCAAGGTTGGGCTGATTTTACTAAGTGGATATTCGGGATATATGCCGCAGGTAATGTTGGTGAACATGTATCAAATAGTATGAGTAACAAATAACAATGGATGCATTACTTGAAGAAATATACCAATTGATGGCTGATGATTTACATGAGGGTGTTAGGAAACGGGTATTTAGAAAAGGTAAATTAAAAAAGAAATTATTTTGTCCAAATGGTATGAAAGCTAAAGGTTTACGGTGTGTTCCAATAAAGGGTGGAGAGCGTTTAACTCGAAAAATTAAGGGTAAAAAGGGTGCAGTCAAACGAAAAGCAAAAATGGGTAAAATTACGAGAAAGAGGAAAAAGACGATGCGAAAAAGAAAATCATTGGGAATGTAGGATGAAGATATTTAAATGGATATTAGGTGTAATTGCTGGTATAATTGGTATCATCACTTTACTTGTTTCTAAAAAAAATAATAAAAAAGTAAAAAAAATAAAAAAAGATATAAAAGTATCAGAGAAAAAAGTTGATGGCATAAAAACTGAAAATGCAGCTATCAAGGAAACACAAAACAATTATAAAAAAGCAGTTGAAGAATTGCAACAGAATAAAGAGGATTATAAATCACCAGAGGTAAGTGGTGATGAAGCAAACAAATATATTAAAGATTTTTTAAAAAAAAGAAAATCAGGGAGAAAATAAATGGCAACAACAGATAAATATAGATTTTCACCAAGCAATCGAGCTGGGAATTCATTTATATATACACAACGAGGGGTTTATGATTGCCCACCAGGGTCACCAGTGATAACTGCAGCCTGCAGGCGATTGGATAAGTTTGAACAAGAATCTCAAAGAACTGGCACTTATGTTGCACCAAGAACAGGTGGTAGAAATGTAGTTGGTAGAAGACCAGTTAGCAGAAGAGGTGCATCGAGTGGTCGAGGTCCGCGCCGAGCAAATCCTAGTAGAGCGCGTGGTAGAGCAAATAATGTGCGTGGTCGGCGACCTAGGAACAGATATTAATATGAAAATATTAATGGTTATAGCGATATGTTTAACATTTATTTTTTCTCAAAAAGAATATTGTTATACAGAAGAAGAAGTGCAAGAAATTTATGCTATTATACATGAATGTGATTACAATGATAGCTTAAATACTGAAATACAGATAAATCTTGAAAGTCAGGTACGAAATTGTGAACAACTTGTTTTAAATAATGAATTGATTGTAGTTGAATTAGAAAAACAACTTGATTTAAAGGATGATTTAATTGAAGTGGTGAAACCGAAGTGGCACGAAAATAAATATCTTTGGTTTGGTTATGGTATTGTAGCTGTAATTTTACCAACATGGGTGCTAGGAAATGTCAAATAATATAAAACAGACAATAAAGCGTGAATATTTAAATTGTGCACAAAGTCCAGTACATTTTATGAAAAAATACTGCAAAATTCAACACCCGACAAAAGGTAAGATTAAATTTGATTTATTTGATTTCCAAGAAAATATGTTACAGGATTTTAAAGACCACCAATACAATATAATTCTAAAATCAAGACAGTTAGGTATATCTACATTATCTGCTGGATATGCATTGTGGTTAATGTTATTCCACCAAGACAAAAATATATTAGTTATTGCAAAGGATAAAGATACTGCTAAAAACCTTGTTACTAAGGTTAGGGTAATGTATGATAATTTACCATCCTGGTTAAAAACAAAAATAGATGAAGATAATAAACTTTCATTACGATTTGCAAACGGTTCACAAATCAAGGCTGTTTCCGCATCACCAGAATCTGGACGGTCAGAAGCACTATCATTGTTGATTTTAGATGAGGCTGCATTTATTGATTCAATCAATACAATATGGGCAGCCGCTCAACAAACATTGGCTACTGGTGGTGATTGTATAGCACTTTCAACTCCAAATGGTGTGGGTAATTGGTTTCATAAAACATGGATGGGTTCAGAGGAGAAAATCAATAGATTTAATTCAATAAAATTACATTGGACTGACCACCCAGATAGAGATGATAATTGGAGAAAAGAACAAGATATTGCATTAGGACCAACATTGGCAGCCCAAGAATGCGACGCTGATTTCCTTACATCTGGTAGAACGGTAGTGGACCCACAAATCATTCAATGGTATAAAGAAAATCAAGTTAAAGAACCTGTTGAAAAAACAGGTTTTGATAGAAATTTTTGGGTATGGAAGCAACCAGATTATACAAAGGATTATATTGTAGTTGCTGATGTGGCTCGTGGTGATGGTTCTGATTTTTCGGCATGTCAGATATTTGATGTTGAAGATGTTGAGCAGGTAGCTGAATATAAAGGTCAATTATCTACAACAGAATATGGTCATTTTTTAATTGATGTTGCTACACGATATAATGATGCGGTACTCGTGGTTGAAAATAATAATATTGGGTGGGCAACGATACAAACAATAATTGATAGAGGATATAAAAATCTATTTTACCAATCAAAAGATTTAAAATATATTGATGTTGAACATCAAATGCAGAATAAATACAGGGCAGAAGAGCGTAATATGGTGGCTGGATTCAGTACTACCATTAAAACACGACCATTGATAATAGGTAAAATGGAAGAATTTACCAGAGAAAAAATGGTAAAATTGCATTCAAGTAGATTAATTGATGAGATGTTTGTATTTATATATAACAATTCAAAACCAGAAGCTATGGTTGGATATAACGATGATTTGATAATGGCATATGCATTAGCACTATGGATACGAGATGGTGCATTAAGATTACGAAAAGATAAAGATGATTTACAGAGAGCGATGATGAGTTCATTATTAAATCATAATGGGGATTTAAATACAAAACCAGATACGGGGTTTTTTACAGGTGGTGGGCCAAACACCCAGCGTGACCCGTATGAGTGGAACATTGGTACAAAAGATAAAGAAAATTTATCTTGGTTATTATAATAAGAAGGTAAACTATGGCAGACAATACAAATATATTTCAAAAATTAAGTAAATTATTCCAATCGAATGTTATAGTTCGTAAAAAAGATAATGGGCAGTTAGTAGTAAAAAGCTTAGATTATAGTCAAACTGCATTATTATCTAATTTTGTGGATAGGTATTCAAAAATAATGGGTGGTGCAACTTGGGGTGGTAAATATGCTGCACGCCAAAATCGTTCAAATTTTGATGTACAGCGGCGCGAACTATTTAATGATTATGAAGTGATGGATTCAGACCCAATAATTGCAGCTGCACTTGATATATATTCCGACGAATCTACAATTGATAATATTCAAGGAGAAATTTTAACTATAACATCTGAAAATCCAGCTATAGTAGAAGTATTACATAATTTGTTTTATAACATTTTAAACATCGAGTTTAATGTATGGTCATGGATACGGAATCTTACTAAATATGGTGATTTTTACTTATATTTGGAAATTTTAGATAAAACAGGTGTAGTTAATGTTAGGCCCCTATCACCATATGAAGTTGTTAGGTTAGAAGATCATGACCCTGAAAATCCTAAAAAAGTTGAATTTGAGTTACAATCAGATAATACTAATTATGGGTTCTCCAATAAAAAAGGTGCATCAGTGCTATTACAGACATACGAAGTAGCCCACTTTAGATTACAGTCGGACTCTAATTTCTTACCATATGGTAAATCAATGTTGGAATCTGCCCGTAAAGCGTGGAAACAATTGATTCTTATGGAAGATGCTATGTTGATTCATCGTATTATGAGAGCACCAGAAAAGAGAATATTCAAAATTGATATTGGGAATATTCCACCAAATGAGGTTGATAATTATATGAATAGAATTATCAATAAAATGAAAAAAATACCAGTTATTGACCAAGCAACGGGTGAATATAATTTAAGATATAATGTAGAATCCGTAACGGAGGATTACTATTTGCCGGTGAGGGGGAGTGATAGTGGTACATCGATAGATACATTACCTGGGTTAACGACAGATGGTGCAATTGATGATATTGAATATATAAAAAACAAAATGATGGCAGCCCTTAAAGTACCAAAAGCATTCTTGGGTTATGAAGAAGGTATTGGTAGTAAAGCTACCCTCGCAGCCGAAGATGTAAGATTTGCAAGAACAATAGAACGGTTACAAAAAATAGTGGTTAGTGAGTTGCATAAAATTGCCATAGTACATTTAGCTACACAGGGGTTCACTGATTCGGATATGATAGAGTTTGACTTAGAATTACAAAACCCGTCTATGATTCATGAACAAGAAAAATTAGAAATGATGACTCAAAAGACTGAATTAGCTAGGTCGTTAATGGAAGATAAAATTGTATCAAGGCAGTGGATTTATGAAAATATATTTGAATTTGATAATCAGGAGAAAAAGGAAATATTTGACCAAATTATAGAAGACCAAAAACAAAATTTCAGATTTGAACAAATTAGTATGGAAGGTAACGACCCTGCAGAATCAGGTGAAAAGGCAGACACTGACCAACAATTAGGTGAACATGGTGGTTCAGAGGCAGATGCATATAGATTTCAAATGAATTCACATAAATCTTCTGCAGAAGATAAAAAGGATGCTACATCATACGAGCGCGAACGATATGGTAAACGGGATTTTAAACATGGCAGTCCATTGCATCCAGGTAAGGGAGCAACATTAATGAAATCCGAAATGATACAAAATATTAGAAAACAATTGAATACAGATTTTTCAAAGGTTAGTATATTAAGTGAAGATGCTATAATTAAAGATTAATAAAATTGAAAAAACTTATATTTATATATGAACAAATTTACATATTGCTAACAATACGGAGAGCTACACATGCAAAAAAATAAGCACTCGAAAGTCCGTAACACGGGATTGCTGTTTGAAATTTTATTGAGGCAAGTTACTGCTGATATATTAGACAAGACTGCACAAACAAGGGCTTTGGATATTATCAAAGAAAAATTTAATAAAAATACGGAACTTGGTAAGGAACTGGGTTTGTATAACTTATTAATTAATCAAAAATATAAAACAGATAAAAAAGCTGACTATTTTATTAGTGAAGTATTAAAGTCATATCGTAAACTAAATAAAACACGGTTGCGACGAGAAAAATATAATGTTATAAAAGAGATAAAAAATAATTTTAATATACATAAAATTTTATCATCTAAAGTAGAGAATTATAAATTATATGCTTCTGTATATAAATTATTTGAATATAACGATATGCTGGCACCAGAGGAAAAAACGGAAACTTATTTTAGGTTAATTGAAAATATAACAACTCCTACTCCAATTACCCGATTTTCTGACATTGTTAAAAAAACATCATCGTTAAATGCAGACGAGCGAACATTGACCTATAAAATTTTATTGGAAAAATTTAATAGTAAATATAGTAAATTAAATAAAGACCAGCGGGGTTTAATAAAAGAATATATTAATAATGTATCTAATACCAATGGATTGAAGGAATATATTGAGCGTATTGTACCTGAAGTTAAGCGAGAATTGACTTCATATTTTAGTAATATTACTAATAAGGTCGTTAAGATAAAACTAAAGGAAGCTATACATTCAATTGATAAATTTTGTGGTACAAAATCTAAAGCAGCAATGGTGCCAGATAGCACAATAATTCAAACATTACGATATATGGAACTACTAAAGGAATTGAAAAAAACATGCGAAAAAAATTCAAAGAATTTATTAAAAAATTAGTCGGAGAAATATTAGCTGAATTAGATGAAGCTTCAGTTAGTGGAGATGTTGGGGCATATTCTACCCCAAATGCTTTTGGTAAAAAAAGTAAAAAGAAAAAACATCCTAATAGTACAAATTTTAAATTAACTCGATAGGAGAACAATATGGCGATGTATAAACAAGACCCAGATGATTCAAGAAAACAAATACCAAAAGGGATACAGAGAGGTGCATTTGGTAAAACAACTACACCAGCAGCTACGGTTATACAAGAAAGACCACATTCGGTGATATGTAATCCGTTAGGGACATCGATAGGAGACACAACTGAATATGTATTTTTGTATGAAACAACAGCATCCCTCGGTGGTACTACGCTATCAGAAACTTATTCAACAGGTTCAGCTGTTAAAGCAGGAGCAGGAACGATAGAATTAATGATACAACCAGTTGCATGGGATAAAGTTGGTGGTAGTGCTGCAGAAGGTGATGTCATATTTGTATATAGAGGAGGATTATAATGGCAAGACGAATTCGTGGACGAATTATAAAAACAAGTAGGTCTATATCAGACCCACAACCAGGTGATTGTATAGAAGCATCCAGAAATACAACATACAAAGAAGCTAAATTTGTATATGTTGGAGTAACCCAAGATGTCGATTTAACAATTGGTGGTACTGCAGTTACATTTAAAGGCGTGCCAGTTGGAACTATTTTAGAAGTACCTGCAACTGCATGGAATGGGGCAAGTAGAACTGCAGGTAACTATACTTTTTGTTATTAGGAGATAAAACATGACAAAACAATGTGAAAATCCATTAGATAATCCTAAATGTAAAGAAGTAGTTAAAACTGACAGATATTATTTGTGTAGAAGTTGCGGTATGTACGGTAAAAAATTTACCAATGAACATAAAAAACTTATCAGTAAATCCAGAATAAATGGTTGGAAAGCTGGTGAATATGAGAGTGCTAAAAAAATATGGAGTACTATGAGAAGTGGTAAAAATAATCCAATGTATGGAAAGAAACACACAGATGTTACAAGAAAATTGATGTCAGAAAATCATGCTGATATTTCAGGTGAAAATAATTCAAGATATGGTAAAACTTATGAAGAAATATATGGAATAAGTAAAGCGATAGCCATTAAAGAAAAATTAAAAATAGCTAATTTAAATAAATCGAGAAGTATTGAATCGAGAAAAAAACAAGCAAATACCATAATTCAGAAAAAATATAATATTGGTTATGATGAATATTTGGATACTTTAAGTGATAGAGATAAATATTATAAAATGGTTCATAATATAACTAAACAACAACCAATTCATTTATTAGAAAATTATGATAAAAGAGGAAGAGCTGATATGGATGATAAAGCGTATCATTTAGACCATAAAATTTCAATATCATATGGGTTTTATAATAACATATCGCCTGAAGAAATAGGTGATATAAGCAATTTGAGATTTATATATTGGAAAGATAATATAATTAAACAGGGAGAAAATTATTATGAACAGTCGTAAGATGTTGGTGGACTATCTTCCATTTGAGGTAACACCACAACAGATTAATGAATCAATATCAAAAAATGAGGGTAAATTAATAGTTTCAGGTGTATTACAAAGAGCTAATGCAAAAAATCAAAATGGTAGAGTTTACCCACGAGAAACATTAATGAGGGAAGCTGATAATTATTCAAAGATTCAAATCAAAGAAAGACGAGCATTAGGTGAACTTGACCATCCAGATTCATCTGTTGTTAATCTAAACAATGTATCACATAATATTATGGAAATGCATTGGAATGGTGATGACTTAGTTGGAACAGTTGAAGTATTAGGAACACCAAGTGGAAACATCTTAAAAGAATTATTTAAAAGTGGAATTAAACTCGGTATATCATCTCGAGGTTTAGGTTCAGTTGAAGAATTGGGTGAAAGTGATGATGGGGGGCAGACTGTAGCGGTTCAACCTGATTTTGAATTAATTGCATTTGATTTTGTTTCAAACCCATCCACACAAGGTGCTTTTTTATCACCAATGCGTGAAGGTGTTGAGCGGAATAGTGTTAGAAAAATAACAAAAGTTGAAAGTATCATAAATGATATTTTGCGAGGAGAATAAGGATGAAATTAAGTGAATCAGAATTGAGAAAAATTATACAAAATGAATTAGTGATAGAATCTAGCTTAGATAAAGTAACTATTCCAGGGAATATTAAGAAAATAATGGGTAAATTTTTAAATTCTATACAGGATGCTAAATTGAGTAGAGCTAGACAAATGCATATATTGCAGCAAGTATTACGGGGCTTACATATATCGTCTAAAGATTTGATGGTATATATTCAAAAGGTTAAACAAGATTTAGATACATAATATACAAAGTTAGGTGATAAAAAATGGCTAAATACAAATTTACGAAAAAATTTAAAAAATTAAAAGATGCACAAAGTTTTGCAGGTGATGCCGGTGAAGCGGTAATTACAAAATCAAAAGATGGTCAATGGAATGTGAATGTTATCAAAGAAGCTAAAAAAAGAGATTACAAAGATGAATACAAGAAATTTCAATCATCTACAAAATCAAAGAAATACAGAGCAGAATTAAATAAGTATAACCGAGATAAAGGAACTTATGGAAATGGTGATGGAAAAGACGCGTCACATAAAGGTGGGAAAATTGTTGGATTTGAAGCTGAATCAAAAAATCGTGGAAGAGCAGAAAAATCACGATTGAAGAAAAAAACATCGGAGAATATTACTATGAATGAACAACGATTACGAAAAGAGATACGAAAAGTTTTGAATGAAGCTAAATTCAAAGATATTGATGTTAAAAAATTAGGTAAGAAAAAAACAAATGATTTGATGATATATTTATTTAACATTGTTGATTTAGGATTGATGACCGATATGAAAACTGATACAAAGAAACAAATATTATCTGTAAACATATCTAAAATAAGTCAAAAAGTTGCGCAGAATATTCAAAAACGATTTGGTGTTGATTTAACTGAATCAAAACTGAATGAGGGTAAAAAGAAATTTAGAGTAAATCCACACCCAATCGGTAAAGCAAAATATAGTATTGACTTCCACGATGGTAAATCCACCCATAAAGACGGAAGTCCATTCTGGGGAATCAATATATTCAAAAATAAAAAAGATTTAGCGAAAGCTATAAAAGATTATACAAAAAAAGGGTATATTAAAGAATCCATAAACGAAGGTAAATCAAAAATTTACTCACTCCCAAGAAGAAAACAAGATATTATTTATAAAATGTTATGGCATAGAAATAAGCCTGGATTTACTGATTCACCATCAACAGGGATAAAAGAATTTGAAACACTTGTAAAAAAATATTTTGGTGGATATTTAGCTCCACATATTGAAGATGGATTAAAAAGAACTAAAAGTGCAGATGAGTTTGTTAAATTCATTAGAAAATTTAATTTTAATGAATCAAAACTGAATGAAACAAAATACAGAGGATACGAAATAAAACGCCAAAATAGAAAAAATGGACTTCCATTTATTATTCCAGCTTTACAAAAAAGTGCTTCAAATATGAAAGACGCTAAGAAACAAATTGATAAATTTGGTAATAAAAAATTTATGGCTAAAAACGAATTTTGATAAATTGACACCAGAATATCAAAAAGAATACAAGAAATTCATTTAGGAGCAAACAATGAAACTAACTGATTTATTAAAAAATTTAGAATTAGGTAAGGTATATACAGATAGTAATAGACCACCATTCAAAGTAAATGAAGCATCAGACAAAATACAAGTTCAAGGTGTAGGTGTATATGATTACAAAACA